TAGGGACGAAGCAGAAAGGCTTGCGTCGAAACGATTTCGGGATGATTCTTGGTCTGCATAGCGTGTCGTTGCGCTCTGTATTGTTTGTTACGGACTCGTTGTCACCCCCCGGAGCTTGCACTCTCCGGGGGGCTTTCGTTTCAGGGTTTAGATGTCATCGATATCCGCCGGCACCTTCTTCATTCGTTTCACGCGAAGTGTAACCTGTTCGGCCCCGTGCTTGTCAGTGTACTTCTCCTCTTCGAGGACGACCACCAACTGGAGTCCAACGAACCCCTGAAGGAAACGGAAGAACGCGCCGCCGATGGAGAAGTCGAACTCATCGCCATCTGCGATGTTCGCCTCGGTGGCACTGATGAGGGCCTGAAGCCGCCACATCATGGTATCCTTAAGAACGAAGCGGTCGCTGATGACCTCTCCGTTGCCGCCCTTATAGCGCAGGGTGCAGACGGGGTTCCCGTTCTTGTCGAGGTTGTCATCCTTGCAGGAGTTGATGGTGACGATGTATTCGCCGGGGCTGGCGAACGGCTTAACTTCGGCCTGTGAACGATCGACTGTGAATTTCATGGTGTTGTGTGTTGTTTGTTATTCGGACTGACGAGCCGCCCACGCGGGCAGCGAGAGTGTTTGAGTGGTTGAGGAGTAACAAGGCCAAGAGTTGAGTTCCTGGCATTCGATGAAGGTCTTGAGTTGTTCGTCGATGATGGAGTTCCCAAGATCGATGGCCTGCTGATCAAGCTCGTAGCAGGCGACACCGAACGGAGCTTCCTTCTCGACGGCGATGAAGATGAACCGGTTGATGCCGGTGATGCGTTGGTACCAAGCGGCTTGGACATGGTAGCGGAACTGAGCGCAGGACTTGGCGAACGCGCTTGGCGACGCATCCTGGGTGGTTTTGAGATCGATGATGTAGTCCTTGCCGATGCCATCGATGCGGGCTTTGACCTCGATACCGGACCAGTCGGTGAAGCAGGAGACCTCCGCCTTGATTCCATCCAGTAGGCCAGCGGCAGCAGGATGGGCGTGAACCGCGGCGGCGACTCCGGTGATGCTCTCCCACTGGTCTGGTGTGAGCGGGATGAACCCGTTGTCGATGATAAGTTGGTAGTCCTCCTTACCCTGCTTACCGCGGCGATCGCCGGTGAACTGCTTGTAGGTCAGGATGAACCGCTCCGGTTCTAGGACAGCGCAGTGAGCGGCGGAACCGAACTCCAGCGCGGGGCTGGTCTCGGGCTTTGTCCAGCCATCCTGCCATGCGCGGAAGTGGGCTGGGGACTTGCGGAACTGGTCGAGGCCAGACTTGGAGAGTGCCTTCTCCGCGTGGTAATCCGCGGCGGGCATGTCGTACATGATATCAAGCATTGGCAACCTCCGTCTCAACGACCTCAGGGCTGACGATGACCGGCAGCTTACTGAGGATCAGGTCTGGCTTGGCGATGTACTTGGACGCATGAGCATCGGTGAGATCGCGGAAGGTCTGGCCATCCTGAATGCGACCGGCCTTGATGAGCAGGGCGTTGACCTCGTCCTCGCGATCCTCAAACAGGGCTTCAAGCTTGGCGGTGATGTCGAAGCTCTTGGTGGGAGCGGCGGCAACCTCGGTGATGGCAGGCTGGAAGTCCTCGGTCTCTTCTGGGGTGTAGATCCCGGCGACAACCTCAGGAGCGAGCATGCGAACCGCTTTACTGATGCAGCGAGCGCGGAGCATGGCACTCGGATCCTTCGCCCACCCAGAACCCGGCTTGGCAGGCAATAGACCGGCCATCTTAGCGTCCTCGGTGGTGAATGAGATCTCGCAGGAGTTGCCGTCGTAGGTCCAGAGGGCGACCGCGGCGCGGGAGTCGAACTGCTTCCAGAGAACCTTGCCACCACGGGCACGGTATCCGGCGAGCATGGCATCGGAGCGCATGGAGAGAGAACCATTGATGATGTGGTACTCGCGCTTGAAGTCGAACGGGGTCTTCTTCTCGGCGGCGCACTGCCACGCGATGAGCTTACCTTGTTCGACCTTGGTGCATCCCAGCATGCCGCTGGAAGCGATCCACTCGCCCATCTTCTCGATGGCGGTGATGGGGTCCGAGATCTTGTCGTACATCTCGGATGATGGCTGTTGCGTTGTCGTTGCGATTGCGTTCATGGATTTTGTTGCCGTAGCATTTCTTCGATTACGTCGGAGCGGACACGGATCGTGCGCTTGGTGGCCTTCATGGCCGGTAGCTTACCTCCCCGGATCCAGCGACGAACGGTCTCGGGATGAGTCCCGAGAGCCGTTGCGATCTCTTTGATTGTCAGGAGTTTCACGCTCACGAGACGAATGTCGTCTAGAGTCGCAAAACGTGCAAGAGAATTCGTGCGAATTTTATTCGGACGGCTGCTGGAAGCCCCGGCGAGGTGCTTGGGGAATCAAAGATTGGCCAGATTCTGCGAGTTCTTTGAGAAAAACGTACTTCCCGACCGCAAGACCTCGATCGTAGGCAGCGTTAAGCAAGCGAAGTTTCACCTCATCTCCAGACTGCTGGTACTGGCCGCTGGTGAAAACCGTCTCAGCAAGTCCCCTTCGATAAAACCCAACGAGTTGGGAGTACCGGTCAAACTGCTCCGGATTCATTCGATCGAACGTCTTGTCATGGTAGGTCATAACAGGATTTGGAACGGAAGGGATTGCCTTGTTGTCAGCGGTCCTGCGCCAAAGAGTGTAGATCGAGGAATTAAGAGGGTCCGCCTCGATGCTTCGGCTTTTCCATGCGTCGAAGAAGTTGTAAACCCAAGGATTCTCTCCCTTCGGGGTCTGCTCCACGGCTTCTCCCCAGAGGTCTCGACGCACCGGCATGGCATTCGGATCCTTCGCGCCAGGGATGGCCAACCCAAGGGCGGCGTACCGCTGGTTTATCTCGTTGATTGAATCCCTGATGAATCCTTCGCCACCAATGGATGGTAGAGTTTCACGCTCAGCTCGACGCTTGGCACCAAGAATGGCTGGTGCAACTGGAGAAGCTGCGGTCACAACCATGTTTTTAAGCAAGCGATCCATTGCAGTTCCAGATTCTTCAGAGAGCATTTTTATAACGCTGCTCGTGCCTTTTAGAAACTGCTGTTCCATGATGTAATTAAGACCAGAAATTCCGGCAGCCTTTAACATTACAGTTAAATCAGGGTCATCAGTTCTGGAACGCTCCTGAAGTCTTCTTAATGTAGCAACCATCAATCCTATTGCTCCAGTAACTCCAATCCCAGCCAGCTCTTTTACTTCATCGTCTTTTCTGAATGTTGGATCTTCGCCTCTAATAAGCCGGCGAAGTCCACTGCTGTTGATAGTTCCTGGAGGCATGACACCACCAGACTTGGCCAACTCACGAGCCTTGTTAGTTTCTCCTGGTGTGTCGAGGTTTGGAGTTATTACGCCTTTGTCATATAAGTAGTAAAACGCGCTCGCCATGATTGATCCAACAAGCAGCCTGCTGTATGCTATATTTTTTTCTGCTTGGCTAAGTTGACCCCATCTCCTAAAAATCCCAACTGGCATATATTGCAATGCTTCTGCCAGAACGTTGATAGGTGTCTTCTGAAACAATTGGGTAATACGATACGGTATGTATCCAACTGGACCGGCCACATCGCGAATAAATCTATTTGCACCAGCAAAAAGGCGAGTTGCATCATTCTCCTGTTGATACACTTCACGAGCAGATAGAAAATCAATACGCCCAAGATCGTCGGCTGTGAATCCACGTTGGCCAGCGGTTTTTGCTTCATCCGATATCAGCATTAGCTTTGGATTGCGAGTCGCAACTCGGATCTGCAAATCAGATAAGCCTCGTTTTTTCCCAAGCTCTTCAATGATGCTTGCGTATTTAGCTTTTCTAAATGGAAGATCTGTGGCTTGAGCAGCTCGAAGTAAAATATCCGAATAAATTCCCAAGGTACCTTCAGCAAGTATTCTTGGAGAGAATGCCTCCCCGTAATTTCCTGATGCAAAATCCTCTGCAATTTTTCTCCATGCTCTTTGAAAGTTCAAAGGGCTTCCAACACTTGTTCCTAATTCATATGGATTAAAGTCAGATCCATTTAGCATTACCTTAAATGCATCAGGTATTGATTTCGCGAACTCTTTGATTTGAGTTACAGTTCGCGCCCTTATATTATAGGAATTGTTTTCACCACCATAAAAAGCATTATCTATTCCAGCGGCCAGCATATCCGCTATTGCATTAGGCGGTTTTCTAATAGCGTTATAAACCGTATTTTTCCAAATAGACAACGGTGCCATAACGGCCCCTTGAACTAATGATACATACAAATCTGTCGCTGAAGCTGGGTTTAATCTGTAAATTCTCTCAAGAAGATCAAAGTTTGCTTTTCCTAAAATTGCGTCAGCTTTATCACGAACACTAAAAGCGTTTTTTAATCCGTTAACATCACCTTTATCTGCCGCATCTTTCATCTGCATCTCAGCGCGTTTCACGGCATCAACCGCTCCGCGATACTGATCCATTGCGTCTCCGAGCTTTGTGGCCTGCTCAGGGGTGATCTTTCTTCCACGTTCAGCCATCGACTTCGTGACCAACTGGATCACGCCCTCACGAGACGCTGACTTGAGCAGCTTGAACTGGTTGATAAGCTGACCCCAAGTGGTTCCGCTTTCAGCCAATTGGAGAGAAAGATCAGTAGCTTCTTGAACACGACCCTCGTTCATTAGTCTGCTGAACAGTTCCATTCCCGAAGCAACACGGGTGTTTGACTTGGCGTTTCCAAGATCAGCGTTGAGCTGTTCAGGAGTTGCGACCGAGACCTGATCGACTACCTGCTCAATGTTCTGCGGCAGGTATGAAGCACGGGGCGATTTTGCCACCGCTTCGCGGATCACAGGGGGAACCCCTGGAGCAGCGGCAACACGCTCAGCAAATGCGCGAGCCTCCATTTTCGGAGGAACTTGGATTGGTGATGGACGCTGAATGGTTCGAGTTAGCTCCGCGACAAACTCCGCCTCGTTGAACTTACCTTTAAAGTTCTCCCGAGCGTAACGTAGGCCAGCAGCTACGGCATCGGCTACAGATCCTCCAGCTCGGATGAATGCTTGGGCTACGGATAATGATCCATTCCAAGCCGCACCCATAAGTTGCGGGAACGGGTTGGCACCGACTCCGGATTCGACTTCGACCCGTAGCCCTTCGAGCTTCTCGGCAACGCCCTCGGCCTTCTTGCGGAACTTGCCTTGAGTCTCCTCCAACGCCTTTTCCCAGACTTCATTGAAGATGGTTCGTTCCGCGACGGGAAGTCCCGCTTCTTTGCGTCCGACACCAATCGCTTGTTCTACCTTCTTTCGAGTAGCTCTGACTGACTCTCCCTGAGCGGCACCTGATTCAAGTGTCTCAGCAACAGCCTCGGCAGCAAGACGCCTATCGCGTTGAGCAAGTGCGCGGCTGAGCTTCTGTTCAACGGTTTCCAGAGGCGTAGACGTACGAGCAGTAGGTTGTTGCTGGGCGGCAATCCTCTCATCCCGTACTCGGAGACGCTCAGCCAAGATGTCTTCAACAGATCGAAGTGGAGTACCTTCTACTTCTACGGCTTCTCGGGTTGGAAGCCTTCCTCCTTCCCGAGGAGCTGGTCGTTCAGCCGTAAGTTCTGGCGTGATGATTGGCCTGCTCACTGGCTCTGCAACAGGAGCCTCTGGAGCAACCTCTCCGCGCATCAGATCTTCGGCAGTGAACTCACGCCGTCCAAGCACCCTTCGTATTGCAGCGGCCCGTTCACGAAATGCCTGACGCTCAGCAGCGCGTTGAGCTTTAACGTCTTCGGATGTTCTAAGAGTTTCCGGACGAGCAGCCTCAGTTTCCGCAGCAATGCGCTCATCACGAGCGCGGAGACGTTCATTCAATACATCAGCTACGGATCGAAATGGAGTCCCTTCAGAAACGGCCTCAGGTTCAATGACAGGAGGTTGGCCAATACCCCGAGCGGCCTCCCTGCGGGATTTGATTGCAGCCTCTCGACGAGCTTGCTCGGCAGCTTGCTCACGAGCGAGTGCAGCGTTTTCCTCAGCCCCAATGACTGGTGGCCTATTCCTTTCACGGAACAACTCTTCTGCGCTCTTGAGAGGGGTTCCTGAAGTCTCTGCGGCCTGTTCAAGAGCAGCCTGTTGGCCAGCCTCATCGGCCTTTCGTTGCTGCTCAACTGCGGCCTCTTCTTTTTGAAGAGCGGCTCGTTCTTCCTCGGTGAGGAATTTGGTTCGCTCGCGAACACCTTCTCCAACCCTCTCGCGCTGATAAACAAACGGCTCATCAGGATTGAGTTCGGATGTGAGTTTCCTGAATTGATCTTTGAAGTTTTCAACCGGAACAATCCGGTCCATTTGGTCGATCAACCCACTGACTTGGTTGATCGCTTCACCAACGGTCTTTTTCTGAGAGGCAAGACCTTCAAGTACATCGGCCTGAGTGACACCTTTTCCGCGAATACCAAGCGAACGCGCAGCTTGTGTTCCAAGACCAGCAGCAAACAAAGTTCCAATTAAAGCCTCATACGAGGCTTTAAGCCTTTCTTCTGCGGTAGCGTTTGGATCTACAGCCGTTTGCATCGCAATGCCAGCAGACTCTGCGGCACCACGAGTGATCTCTGGAGTCAACAAGCTAGGAATCAAATCCCCAACTTGTTCAACAGCGTTTTTGGAATCTTTTAGTACATTGCCTCCCGATTCCACCAACTCTTTTTGCAACCATTCAGGAAAAGCACCTTTGCCTGAAGCTCTACGAAGATCTGCAATCTGAGCGGCTCGAACTGCTGCTGGCGTTGTTGTCTCTGCGAACTCGGCACCGGCAACAAGCGATGGAATACGAGTCGCCTGACGAGCGGCACCGGCAATGCCGAGGCTCATCACGTTCATCGGAGACAAGAGGTCTGCGGATACTTGGCCAAACACCTCTCCAGCGGGACGGGTGACGTACTCGGGAATCGGAGTGTACTCGCTGACCGTTTCCCCAAGACTGCGTCCAATTCGAGCTGCTCGCTCACGCTTCTCTTGAGATGCAGCCCCAAGAGCCATGATACCTTCTCGCTCTATACGAGAAGCTCCCTGCAACAACTCCTCTGGCTTTTCAACACCTCCGGTAAGCCTGCGAACCGCTTCGCTCCCTTGCTGGAGAACTCGTCCAGTAGTCGCGATGTCTTGTGGCATCGGCGTCCCAAATGCAAGAGGAGCGGCAACACGAGCCAATGAAGGAGCCACAGACTTGGCCTGCTCGTACAGACTAGGAGGCTCTTGAAGAACCGCTCCACCAAGACCATAGGTTGGAGCGGTTGCGGATTTCTGTTGGCCAACAAAAGCAAACGCCTTTTTTATATCTTCAAGATCTGGCTCTTTATCACCTTCAAGATAAAGAGTAACTCCAGTTGATTCTTGAAAAACTTTATATTTAGGCATATTACTTTTGCTCTTCTTCTTCGGCTATTGTTACTTTATAGCCGGAAAAACTAGTAGGCTTAGTTGCTTTAGTAGCAGTAGTTCCAGTAGGCGGAGGAGGTTTTCCAAGTCCAGTGGATTGGTTTCCAAAAAACTGATCAACAAGTGCCTTTTGCTGATCAAAAGGAACAGGTTTTGTAAACCGAACCGTTGGATTCATTTGTCCTGTCAACGAATCACGGTCCCAAGTGGTTGTGAATGGAAGCTCATCGGAAGGAGGCTTTGAGAGAAACGCCTTCAACACGGGATCTTTTTCAGCCATTGCAGCAATTTGATCCGGTGTTCCACCAATCGTTCTGCCTCCAATGTTATACTGCATGTACCCTGACTTGATCTTCCTAGCCTCTTCTTCTTGTTCCTGACGAGCCTTCTCGTAAGAAGCCTGTTCTTCAAGAGATTCAGTCGATTCCAATGCCGGTATAGGCATGGCCATTGATCCGCCAAGCTGGTAATCAGGGCGAGCCCTAAGTTGTCCGATCAATGTGGGGCGTTGCGCCTCGCGTTTTTCAGCAAATTCTTTTGCCCGAGTTTCTGCGGCAGTTTTATCTCGTTCAGTAATTAATCTCAACTCATCCTCAAGTCTTTGTTTCCGTTCAGCCTCCATCCGTTGAAACAATCGTTCCTCCTTTAACGCAGCAAGATCCTCATCTATCAAAGATCGCCTTGCCAACTCGCGGTTCCGGATGCTTTCGTTGGTCCCAGTAAACTCGCCCGCCAATCCGCCGGTAAGCAGAGAAAGACCGCGCATCAGGGGGTTAACCCGTTGCTCAGCCTGTTTCCTAAGTTTTTCCCTAATTTCGTCTGTGGTAGCCATAAGATGTTAGTTAGTAACCCTGCAACGACCGCATAGCACCCCGTCTCCTGAACCCGCTCATGGCGGCATTCATAATCTGATCGGGATCGTAGTTGATGTATCGGTACTGGTTCTGCTGTTGGGAGTTGGCCAACAGGTCGGCGTAGAGTTTCTCGAATGGGTCAGCCTGTCGATCGGGAAGTGGAACCTGGCGCAGGGGTTTGGTTGGGATGACCTGTTGATTCGCTCCGAAGGGTGTGCCGCCTGTGATTTGGACGGGATTAGGGCGTATGTATCCACCGCCGGTTACTGGGCGACCACTTGCGCCGGTTCCGGTTCCGGTTCCGGTGCCGCCACCAGTGGGAGGCTTGGTACCGGTTCCTGTACCCGTTCCGGTTCCACCACCGGCAGGAGGAGTGGTAGTGGTTCCTTCATCAGAAGGCTTTTCAGAACATCTGCCTCCTACGCAATCAAACTGGCCTGTTTTATAATTCCATTTATAACCATTTTGATCAGTCGGAAATTCCTCACCAGAAAATGGATCAACGTATGGATTCGTGGTTGCAGTCGGATCAACGACCGAATACGGGGGAGTTGCTTTGTCCCCTTTTTCCTCAGCCTCTTCCTTCCAGTCAGGGGTGATATTAATCGCTCCTGTCCCCGTTCCGCCGCCGCCACTAGGAAGATCCAATGCTCCTTCGCTACCCGTGTCGAAACCACTCTCGCTAAGGGTTGAAGGATCATACGCACTTACAGAAGTCGGTGTTTTCTGAGAGGGAGCGAGCGCAGTGTTGATTCCCTCATTCCAATTTTTGGGTATCGTTAGGTTTGGTAAAACGCCCCTTTCAAGTTCAGAATCAGAAATAGTCCTGCCGCTCGGGACGACGACGGTGTCCCTGATGTTGTTTTTGTTGGCCATGATAATGTCGCCATTATCCATGAACCCAATTGGAACGTTGTAGTCGGGCTTTTGCGTAAAGTCTTCAAAAGTCCTGCCAACACTTCCACCACCGCTTGTGATTCCTTCTGGAACTGAGGATGGAGTCTGGCCTGCAAAGTCAGCCGGGTTTACGCCAACCACTCCGACTGTGCCGCCAAGATTTCCGGGTGGAACCAGACCTTTAACTCCATATAAGTCTTCAGTCTTCGGATCCAACGTGGTCCCGATTCCTGTTCTTACAAACGCATCCTGTTCATCTCCGACCCCGATGTTGATCCGCTCAACGGGCTGATCGCGGATGTTGAAATCGATTTCTTGAGGAGCAGCTTGAAACTCAAAGGCTCCCGTTCTCCAGTTGTACGGAGCTTCTTGGCCATACGCATCATATCCGGGCAAAAAGTCACCAATCCTTACTCCTGCCATTCCAGGAACCAAGTCCCCCATCTTGTATCCAGGATATCCGGGGAACTCATCTACAGCGTTGGCCTGATTTAGATCATTGACCAAGTTATCGATTGCGTCAGCCATATATTAGTTCTTTGGGATGATGCTGTTGATGCGACCGAGCATCCACTTGGCCACCAGTTTCTTAACCTTCGGCTTGTTCTTGATCCAGTTTGCGATCTTCTCGGAGTTGTTGTTATAGAAGCTCTTGAACCAAGCGGGACCGACGAGTTCCTTCCAGAAGAAGAACGCCTCCCACTGATCGGGGATACACTCGCGGGCGACGTAGCAACCCATTCCGGCCCGCATAATGTTTCCGTATCCAGTAGCCAAGTTCCCGATACCACTCGCGTACCCTTGGAACTGGTTCATAAAGGAACCCGCTAGATCAGACTTGTATTGATTATCAGCGTTTGTCAGCGCGAAGCCAGTACCCATCTTCATCAGATCTCCAGGGCTGGACATCTGCATTCCTTGAGTATACTGCGGGGTGGCGAACGGAGACGCACCCTGCTGAAGTGCGCCAAGATTGGCCGCTTGGCCAACGATAGGAGCGAGGCCAAGGGCTGACTGGACGTTAGCAATGTTCTGCTGACGATTGGCCATACCCTGCTGCTGAGAAGTGAGCTGGCTTGCAAAGCTCTGTTGAGCAGCCGTGTTGCGCTGACCGGTGGCAGCGAGGATGTTCTGGAAGGCTTCCTGCGCCTGTCGATTGGCGGTGTCGCTGGTGGTTTGACCGCTTTGGAGTAGGCCAAGAGCAGCGTTCCAGCGTTGAGCGTTGGCGTTTCCAAGAGCGTCTTGCAATGCGAGCGACTCACGAATGGCAGACGGGTTGCCAAGAACATTTCCAATGGCAGTACCACGAGCGCGAGCGGCCTGTTGGACCCGTCGCTCCATGCTTGGATCGAGAGTTCCAACCTGAGAGAGACCCTGTTGAACCTGACGCTCCAACTCGCTGCGAATCAAGCGAGCAGCACCAGTGTCCTCTGAAGATCGGGGGATTCCGACCTGCTCATAGGTAGGAGAATCGATCCTAGCTTCGGGGGTTTTAACACTTGCGCCGACATCTCGCAGGTAGTTTTCGTAAAGCCCAAACTTGGTTGGATCAAGAGCCTCTAGCTCCTCGCGGCGTTGCTGAGCGAACTGGGTTCCATACTGTTTTGCTAGCTCAAGCTGCTTACCTGTAAGTTCAGGGGCAATGGCAGCAGCAGCTCTTGCAAATGTTTCAGCTATTTGAAGATCACCAATAGGAAGACCATCTTCTCCTCCGCTAAAATCATAAGTCTTTCCCTCAAAAGTAATTTTTCTTCCGAGCCTAGCGGCTGCGTCTAGCGCACGAAGTTTTGGGAAAGTTTCAGCCTGAGCTTTTACAGCAGCTTCATTAGCAGCCGCTAGATCTGGAGCATTGTAACTTGGCGCACACATCTGCGGCTCTCCCCAAGGGATAGAAGGGTAATCTTTGTGCCAATTATCCTTAGCAAACAGCATTACGCTGTGTGCTAGAACCTTTGCTACATTTATTTCAATTGTCATACGCCTCCTTCAAAAATCTCTGTTTTCCAAATAGGATTAAACCCAAACCTCTTCATGTGTGAGTTGTATGGGCTATTCTCATTACAAGCTATGAAGTACCTTGGAAACCCTTTTGTTTCCATTATGGAGTCATAGACTCGTTTGAGATGCATGCTGTCTCTGGCCGACACTTTCTCGGTGTGATTCCAAAGCAAAAGAACTGGCACCCTTCCAAAAGACGATGCGCCAATGATCTCCCCATTCCTTTCGACCAGATGGGACGGATGAATGATTGAGTCATTGTTATCGCGGGCAGCTTGCAAGACTCTGGCTTCTTGCTCAAGCGTTTGGATCATCCTGACCGTTGGGAATGAGTTCATTGTTGAGGGCGCACCGAGTCTACGAAGCCAGAGAGGATGGTGGATTGCAAGGACAAGCGACCGCCCAAGTTGGGGTTGGTCTGAACCCTAAACTGAATCGTGTTCCAGCGTCCCTTGCTAATCAGGTTGTAGGCTTTGAGGAACTTCTGCGAGTTGGTGATCGTCAGACTAGGATCGAGGTCCGTGAACGTCCCCGACATATCGGTCGAGTAGGCGATCGCCGCGTCCGTGTTTGAAGTGGTGTACGGGTTGTCGAACGCGAACTGGACGCTGTACCCGATCTTGTCGGGGATGGGCTCGTTCAGGTTGTACGCCTTGGTGATCACGCTCGACTGGTAACGGGATCCGCCGTCCAGGTAAGCGGAGCTTGCAACCGGTGAGAGGCGGGTGTTCGGGAGGAAGTCGTTGAACGACCAGACTTGGCCTGCTCCCTCTGAGATAGAAGTCATGTCGCCGGCGAACATGAGGACGGGTCCGAACGTGGAGAACGAGGTGGCGAAGAAGTCGTTCACCTGCCAGTTGTCCCAGTACCCGAGCCAAGAGCGGGCCAGTGAGTGATAGACGATGACCGCGTTGTTCCGGGGGAAAGCGGCTTCGAGTTCGAGCAAAGAATCGGATTCGAGGAGAACACCGAACTCGCTCTCCAGTCCGAGTCCGTTTGCTTCATCGAGAACGAACGGGACGGCCAGGAGATAGCGGTTGTTCCAGAACACGCCGTCGCAGAGGTCGAGCTTGGTCTTGTCGATCCTGCTGATCAGGTCGTTGATGGGGCTGGAGAGCGCGAGGCCGACGCTGGTCTGGGTACCGGCTTGGATCTGCGCCATCGACCGGATGCCGTCGCGGGACAGGAAGAATACGTCAGCACCGACCGCAGCGATGGAGCGGTGCGAGGAACATCCGATATTACCGCTGATGAGTGATATGGTCCAATCGGCAGGATCCTGCGTAGGATCGGCATCTACGGCCCAAATTGAGCGTTCCTTGAAGACAAGCAGCTTGTAACCGAACCACGAGTATAGACCCTTGATGGGGTCGCCATCGCCGCCGACTCGGATGGATCCGAGCGGATCCCAAGATTCGCCATCGAGGATATCCGAGAAGTAGAGGGTATCGGGCTGGATGGCGGTATCACCGGAAACGGCCCATAGCCGGTTGGTATGGGTGACGAGGTAGAGCGGTTTGTTGGGTGGCGTGAGGGATACGAAAGCGGCTGCGTGGGATCCGTTGGGCGGCGAGATGGTAACATTGGGAGCGGTGACGTATCCGCTGCCGGGATTGGTAATCGTGATCGCAACCAAGTTGCCGTCATTGGCCACAACAGCCTCAGCCGTTGCGGTCACACCGCTCGGAGGAGCGGCTATGGTGATTGTCGGTATGGTGTTATGGTTGTTACCCTGATTGATGACATCGATGCGGCTGATCTTGCCGGCGGCGATGGAGCTATTGAGATTCGCGCTGGAGACGTACTTCAGAGTTCCGTAGCCATCGGAATAGAACAGCTTGTCATTGAGCTGAGCGAAGTAGACGAAGGTGGCTGAGGCATTGAGCGTCGCGCCGCTGATCGCGTTGTACGAAACGCCGGGGGAACCGAAGTAGAGGTTTTGGGTGTTGGCGTTGCGATCATTGACCGCGATGACCAGCCGCTCGGATGCTGCGGTATCGAAGTAAAATCCGGAATAGACCTCCGCATTTGTCGGAAGGTTGCTGCCGTAGTTGGAGGTGGTCGTGTTCCAAGTGCTGAGGATTTCCTCCCAGTTTCTGGATTCGCTGTTACCGGCGAGTGAAACCGATCCGAGACGAGTGACTAGGTTGCCGAAGTCATCGTAGTCCAT